CGGGGTGGCGGACATCCATCGTAATCATGAGTGCGCCACGTCTGCCATTCTGCCCCACCATGCGGCATACATAAGAGTAGAAGTCAGCAAAGGACCATGCACCAGTGGTGGTTCCCGCACTGTTGCTGACAGGGGCGCCTTCGGGACGGAGTTCTGAAATGTCTAGTCCAACACCACAACGACGCTTAAAGAGGTTGGCAAGGTCTTTGCCAGAGTCCACGATTGAAGAGATGTTATCCTTGGGGGAATCTACAACAACGCAGTTAGAGAGAGATACATTAACAAAGTCGTTGCCAATGCCATACATGGGTGATCCCTGCGGCACTATCTTTTTGAAACCTTTGATGCTGTCGAAGATGTTTTCTTTGGTTAGTTTCTTTCCATCGAACTTTTCTTCAATCCTTGCAAACTCATTTGCCAAGCGGATGTGCATATCGTTAGGATTGGTTTCGCGGAAGTCGCCCTCCTTATCTCGCAGCGCATATTTAGTGATGAATACATTAGTGGCGAGATCATCGCCATCAAAATATTCTTTCGTCTCGCGGGTTACGGTTTCAACTTTTGACATATCTCTCTCCCTTTTAGTCATGATAACCTTATTTTTGACTTTCTTTAAATTCTTTATAGTGTTGCTTTAACTTTTCTCTCTGCTCCTTCGCAGTCACCACCGCGATTGAACCTGGAGTGTCGCCCTGATAAGGGAGGATTTTCAACTCTATTTTTCGAGTATCCATATACATGGGGTACACAAGCCCATCAGGGCCGTTTCGGTTCTTAGCGACGAAGAAACGGGCTGTATTGGCAACCTTGTCTTCTGCAGTGCGAGAGATGGAACAGATAAAATCTGCTACGAAACACTTGTTAAACGCCTCGCTAATTGATTCCATTGTGATGACTTCTGCGTTCAAGCCAGATCTGTTGGTTTGAGATGCAGTCCACACAGGACATTCATACTCCTGAGCGATCCCTCTCATTTCCTCGTATATAGATTCCAACTCGTTTCTCTTTTCTTTCTGTACGGATACGGGACGTAACAAGTCTCCGTAGTCCACAAGAATCATATCGATGGGGATTTCCCGTTTGCGAAGCTTCTCCAAATGACTCCTTAAAGTCTGCGTCGATGCTGACTTCGTGGGGTACTCTTTAACTATCAAGCCGCCAGACATATCTTTGATTTTTTCGTAAATTTCGTCCTTCAAGCCATGCAAGGCATTGAGCCCGAAGCCAGTAATGCAAGAGTCATATCGGCTTGCAACCACAGTGTCTTGGAGTTCTAAAGTGTAGTGTACAACATTCAAACCCTGCTTGATGGCTTGCGTTCCGAGATGGACAAGAGCCATTGATTTACCTGCCCCAGTTGGGGCAATCACGACACCAAGCTCTCCCTTGCCGAGTCCACCTTTGAGAAGTTTATCCGTTTCCTCCCAGCCCGTTGTGACTGGGTTCCTGGCTTCAAGCTCGAATCTTCTATCAAAGTCAAGAAGATAATCATATCCGAAATCGGTGTCTGTCCCAAGTTTGAGGGCATCATCAAGGGTGCTCTTAATCTTCTCAAAGGAGTTGTCCTTGAGGAGCTCAACACTCTTTATCATTGCCTCTTTGAGCTTTTGCTTCTTGCAGAATTCTAAAGCGTTCTCTTTAACATACGCAGCATCTTTAAGTTCTGATACCGTTGAGAATGTTCGAACAAAGAACTCTCTTACTTGTTTCTTTACAAGCTCGTTCTCTTCCTCAAGTTCGGTACGCAGGATGGTTTCAACGATCGTCCGTGTTGGGTGAGTCCCATACTTCGCTTTGTAATCAAATATCTTTCGGTTAAATATCTGCAGGTATTTCGTCTCGAAGAAGCCAACATCCATCACTTCCCCGATTTGATCGGAGAATTGTCTGTCATCCAAGATGAGTTGTGTAAGTTTCTCCTGAAATGACTTGCCGTAATGGGCGAATGTTGCTAAATCTCTTTGCATGTTAAGTTTTTTCCTCGATTACAAATCTTTTTAATACTGAATATAAGTGCTGAAAACTCACGCCTGGGAAACCATCTTGAAATGTCATTGCTACAACATCTGTTTTCTGAAATTCAAGTTCCATGTCCTCGATAGCTACCTTAATCTCCTTGATGGCTTGCGGTGAAAGGCTTGGTGATGCCAGCTGCATCATCTGATAATTTGTTTTCACGACATCTTTGTGTTCTAATATCTTATCATATATTTTCACTTTGCCAAGGTTTTTCTCGCAGTGATCAAAAATATCTTGCAAATAGTAATCGTTGTCTTCTGAGAGGAAGGCGAATCTTTTTCCCACTGTCTTGATTCCGATGCCGGGAACACCAGGAAGGTTATCGGATTTATCCCCTTCCATCGTTCTCGCATAAACGAAATTCGATGGGTGAATATCATACTCTTCGAGGAGATTCTTTTGCTTTATCACCTCAAACTTGCCCTTTTCACGGGGGCGGTAAATAACTGTGTGATTGGTATCACCAGTTGCAGATACACACTGGTAGAAATCCTTGTCTGTGGAAACAATTATCTTTAGCCAATCCTCAAACTGCTCCATCTGATTTACATAAGATATAACGTCATCAGCTTCGAAGCCATCGAGTCGGATTTGATGAACTGGCATACAGTTGAGGTAGTTAATCAACCTCTCGAACTGCCAAGAACGGTTTTCGCTCTCCTGCTCTTCCGTGAGTTGCCCACGGGCAAAACGGTTAAGTCGAACAGGCTTTCTCCCGAACTTGTATCCTTTTACTATTTTTCGTTTTTTTGAGCTGCCGCCATCGCCATCCCAAGTGATGACAATCTTATCAGGGTCGGTGTTTCTCACAACCTTCTGCAAAGAAGAGAGAAAGCCCTTGAGTCCACCAATCGGATCGCCGTTGTCGCTCATGGTTGGGTTTGCAATATAATTGCGGATGTAGAGGTTTAAGCCATCTACTATTAAAAGTCTTTTCATGTTTCTGATTCCTAGATGGGTTACTGGGCTTCTTCGCCGGTACCGTCTACATCATAAAATTCAGAAGCACTTCCTTGTCGTTCCGCAAACTTGAGGACAACCTCTGTTTCAAAAATGTCCATTACGCTTGCTTTAAATTTCTCATCCTGCATCTTATCGAGCCACATCTTGGACTGAAACTTTTCTTCTGTTCCGTCAGTGTGGACGAGGGTATACCATGCTCCTGCATTTTTCAACCTATCGGAGCCTCGAATTGCCTCGAAGACAGATTCTTCGTTTTGGATTCTTACTTCATCTCCCCATAAGATTTTGAAGAAACACTCTCTACCTTCAGAACCAAATCTAGATTTCTTGATTCGCGCTTTGACTTCTGAGCCTACGCGGAAGCCGTTGTCATCCAGAATGTAGGATGCCTTGGATTTCCTGCCCGTAAGATAGATTCGCAAAGATGCCGCATACTGCATGCTCTTGCCGCCGGGGGTGACATAGGGATTAATCATTGCCGATACGTGATCGCCAGGGCGTGGAATGTTTGTCTTGAGTTGGTTTAAAACCAAGAAGGTGCTGTTTGATTCATTAAGTGGGATGGTGAGCTTCTGCATCGCTTTGGAAAGGATGCGAGCTTTCATTGCCATTGAGTCCTGCGGATTGAAGGAAGTGGCATTATCAGATTCTGTGGGAGTATTCGCGAGGCTATCCCAAATGAACACAATACCAGTGTTGCCTTCGTTCAGGATTGTCTCCAGTGTCTCCAGCATATTCTCGACGGAAGTGGGTGTAACCCTCAGAAAATTTTCTTCATCTACTCCTGCTTTACGCAAGAAGTCGAAATCCATCGCTGCTTCTGAATCAAAGTAAACTACGCTGAAACCTTTGGCATTTGCATTGGCTGCAACCTGTGCTGCCATGTAAGATTTGCCAGAGGATTCAAGTCCTGCAATTTCTGTGATTCTTCCAACTGGGATCCCTGCCACTTTACCACGGCAGATGATACCATCCAGCCAAGTGCAGCCCGTAGGTATCCAGTCAGTAACTTGAGAAGGGTTCTGGCCGTCCATTGTCTGGGCAACTGTCATTCCCATCTTCTTATTAAGAACCGTTGCGATTCCTTTGACGCCGAGTTTCCCCGGCTTTGCTTTCATACTCTTTAAATTTGTTGCCACTCTGACACCTCTTGTTTACTATGTTAAAAAATGGAGCGGGAGACGAGCTTCGAACTCGCAACATTCAGCTTGGAAGGCTGACACTCTACCAATTGAGTTACTCCCGCAAATTTGGGCAGCCCCTTTGCCAACTTGCTGCCCTCAAGTAAGATGGAGGCAAAGGGGAGAATTCATTTATTTACTCTGAACAAAGGCATAAAGTTTTGTTGCTTCCGCAATCGCATCTTCTGTCGTAAAGGGTTGAACAGGGTTTCGTTGTCCTTCCGGCTTGAGGTATTCGTTCTCAAGCCTTCGAGATTCTCTGTTCTCTACGATACCGATTGCCATTCCAAGCAAATCAGTTCTCAGTTCATATGCATTTTTATTATTGTTGTCACTCATAATATACTCCTGTGTATGTGTATGTGTTAAAATGAGGCATCTGTATCCCATGCCTCCCTGCGGAATTCATTGATTAAGCGTTCAGCAAATCGTTAAAAGACTTGTCAACACTTGATGCTGTGTTAGACGCAGCAAACTTGGCTGTCTCAGAAGAGTCGCCCTCGGCGGAAGAGTCATCGGAAAGATACTCATCCATGTAGCCTTGAACCTCTGCTGTTGTCTTCTTTTCGAAGAGAGAATCGATGTCTGGAATACTGTCCAAAATCTCTTTACAAGCTTCTGGGGTTGCCTCGACACAAACAGTGGAAGTAGAACGCTTTGGCGTCAACTTTGTCTGTGGAAAGGATTGACCAGCTGCTTTGCCATAATGCAAATCCAAGTCAGTTCCTGCTTCGATGTCGGTGATGTCACCATACTCAGGGTTCAACACAAGGTTAAGCAAGGTTTCGTAAGCCATTTTACCATAGCCCCAAATCTTGACACCCAAGTTCTCTTCACCGCGAACCAATACGGGTGAGAAGAATCGCTGTCGAGCAGTAAGCTCTCTTGCCATCTTTACGCTGTCATCGTCGCCTGCTTTATAAAGCTTGCTGGCGAAATCGCAAACTGGGCATGCCTCGCCAAAGTTCTTCTTTGGACACAAAAAGCCAGAGTTGCTCCCGACGTTGTAGTGAAAAAAGTAATCCTTGAAGGGATCACCGTCTTTGGTGGTAATAATCCGAATGGTTTGGTTTCCATCAGATGGACGCCAGAAAGCGGAAGAGCCTCCAGAACCCT